AGTGCGCCAGCAGCAGGATTGGATACAGTATTCCAGCCAGCAACGGCTGTATATATCTTATTAAGAGATCCAATAGGACAAGCAATCGGTCCAGTAGTTTGATTTTGAAATTGAACGGTTACGCTGCCACTGGAAGGAATTGTGGCTGCTGCAGTAGAGGCATAAAGGTATCCGCTAGAGTCTTGAGCAATAGAGCCTAAAGGAATAACCGTACCAACTGCGCCTACGCAAGTGGCATTTACTACGGTTCCCGAAGCTTGAATTCGGCTCATAAAATAAATATAACCAATAGCATCTTGCCAAATACCTGAAGCAAACGCTGGGTTTACTTGGTTAGCAATATAAGCAATTTGATTGTTTTTATCGCCAATAATGGCAGTTTCGGTTTGAGCTAATTGACCCTGCGGAGTCGTAAGACCGGGGTTTACGCCTCCTCCAAAAGCTGCATTAATGTCTGCCTGAACTCCAGCAAGAATTGCTGATTCTGCTGGCAGGACAGGTGCGCCATTGGTCCATGTAATTGACGGTACGTTAGTGCTCATTTTTATTGAATCCTTGCGAATTGTTTATGGTATTTATTTCTTGCCTCTATTGCCACCAATTCAGCCAATTCTAGGTCAAAAAATCTTCCAAAATGTTTTCTTTTGCCGTTAACGCCCAAATCAACTCTCCATTTTTTTGTTGATTTTTCCCAAGATATACCTTTTGTTTTGGAAACATTATTAATGTTTATTTTTCGATTATGTTGATTTTGACTATCAGTAGCTTCTCTTAAATTTTCTATAAGATTGTTTGACGGGTTTCCATCAACATGATCTATTAATTTAGGCAAATATCCATAGTGCATTAAAAAAATAATCCTGTGAGCCCTATAAAGCTTTCCACCCAAAATAACTCTAATGTACCCATTAGTTGTCATGGTTCCTGCAATGTCGCCAATTTTGACTCTTTCAGCAGTTTTTTTAGCCCAATGCAAATTTCCATTTTTATAAAAAAAATTTTCTTGAGCTTGGCTTAAAAGTTTTAAATCATTCATTTTAGCCACCAAAAGCCACGTTATTTGTGACTCCATCCGTATCTATAATTTGAATTTGTCCAGCCAAAGAACGATTTTGGAAGGACGTAAAGGTTGCTTGCGCTGCAGCCACGTCAGGCACTGTTAAAGCTGCATCCTGAAGTTGCTCAGCAACGTACTGCAAAGGAGGAAATTCCCCAAGAATTTGTTGCCAATAGGGTATTCCCTGAGTAGTGTCGTACCAGCATTCTCCTAAAAATGTACGAGTCGCTGAAGCAACGTCTTGCGCTATTGCGTAAGGTGCGCCAGCTAATGCAATATTTCCATTGACATCGAGAACCAAGTCCCAAGCAGTTTGATCTAGCAGTAAGGTATTGTGAATTATCGTCATACTGTTCTCGCAAACTTACCATGAAATTTGTTTCTAGCCTCTAAAATAACCAATTCTGCCAATTCTATATCTTTAAACAATCCAAAGTAAGTAGACTTTCCTGAGACACGAAGCTGAACTTGCCATGATTTTCTTTGTTTATGCCAGCTAACACCTTTAATACCTGAAGTATTTGATGATGGAATTTTGACATTGCACATATTTTGAGAAGTCGTGGCTGCTCTTAAATTTTCAATTCTATTATTTAGCTTATTACCATCAATATGATCTACATTTTTTGGAAAAAACCCATTAAACATCATAAAAATAAGTCTATGAATTTGATAGGTTTTGCCAAAAACTTGAACCTTTTTATAGATTCCTTTTGAAGATCCAGCCATATCGCCAATATTTGTACGAACTGAAGGCTTTATTTTCCAATAAAGCTCTCCTTCACGATATTCAAAGGTATTTTTTAATAGATCCTGATTCACACTGGAGTTCCTGTTTGACCGCCACCTGTTTGTACGCCACCATGTTTATGAGTATGCAAACTTGTACCCGCAGCCGTAACGTCACCCGTTACAGTCATTGAGCCACCGAATGTAGCATTTCCTGAATACGATCCACTGCCTTGTTGTACCGCACCATTTAAGACAATATTTGGAGCGTTTATTGTGCAAGCAGACGAAGCGTCAATTTCCACATTAGGTGCGTTTATTGTAACCTTGGTGGGAGAAAGTATGGTAATTCCTGAGCTATTAAATTGTATGTATTGACTAGGTGCTTGTCCAATAATGGTCATCAAATAAACCATATCAGACATATCATTTTTACGATTAGATCCGGGAGCAGCAACTGCTCCAGTAGCTTTTACCGTTGAAATGTCTCTATCGCAAACCGTACCTATGCCAATGTCACCGACAACTGGATCAAGAATTACGCCATTCGATCCACCTTGAATTCGCATATATGGGACATTGTGAATAATTCCATGCGCCCAAGCTTGACCATTACCGTCAACTGCGCTGACTAAGGGCTGAACGTCAACATGACCAATAGCCGAAACTCCACCGTTATTTGTAACGGCAACAACTTTTACTGGAATTGCAGTTCTAAGACCCGATAAAGCAGACCGGACAATAAAGTCCATCCGTCCTACGTCCGAAGCATTATCTGCGGGAACGTGGTTAGTCTGAATAGGTTGATTAGTTGACTGGGACATTGATCGCAGGGCTTAATTTAGAGGTTGTAAACCAAGGACCGTCAGGGGTCAACGTACTTAATTCATGGGTCGCATATTGAACTGGGAATTGTCCGTTTGCTTTTGGTAAGCCTGAAGTCAGGTTGATTGACCTACCAATAGCAATAATTGGATTGAATTCAGATCTAACAGTAAATCCAGCTTCCCAATAATAAGGATAGCCAATTAATCCGGTTTCAGGACTTAATTCGACCACAATATCGTCTCTTGTACCGCCATTGGGGAAAATAGTGACAGAGTTGTTTTCAATAATCAAAGGCAAAGACGCAGCTCTTGCAACGGTTTGAATTTGATCTATCAATGATCCTGATAAGTATTGATTTTGAATAACAGCATGAGCACCTTTAGGATTGTTAAAAGTCCAATCCGAGCCCAATAAATTAGTTAATGAAGCAATAATATCTTCAGCGTTTTGCGCCCCTTGATAGGTATTTGGAGCTGACGGAGCTGCTTTGTTGTAATAGCCAGCCACTGCAGCGCATACAAAACTTACCTCGGGAAGATTTGATAGATCAATAAAGCTGGAAATCAAAGTTCCTGAAAATACCTGATTTAAAGTACCGCCTTGGTTTCCAGCAGAAACGGTTACGGCTTGATTTTGAACTGCCACCATGTTTGAACCAGTGCTTGAATACTGGTTCATTTGATCTAAGGTCATTCCATAGACCTGCAGTTGAAGCTGTCCAAAAGCGTTATTGCCACCCGGATTAGTAATGACGGCAGAGCAACGCAAACCCTCAAGAACCAAAGGCTCAGAATCTGCGCTTGAAAATGTCAAATTAATCTGACGGACTGCAAAAGTCATGATTGATAAACCAATAAATAACGAGATCCTAAGCCAGTATAGTAAGGATCAGTGGTTCCTTGGGTGTCAAAAAATGCTAATTGACCATTAAATCCATAATATTTTTCACGAACCAATCCTACCAAATTTAAGCAAAGTACCGAATTTACGCAAGGATTGTTATTGACAGTCATGTCAAAATAAAGTCCATTGCTTTTTTGAGATAGGCTAATAGCACAACTTTGACCATTTAACTGAATGGTAAATTTTTGAACAGCAACGGCAATAATTGGAATTGTCTGAATTGTCATTTTATTCCTATGCCTGATACTGAAGAAGCGTTAAATGATCCAAAACTTCCTTTAGGGGTATTTGGAGAAAGCTGACCAAGGCTAGTGCTACTTGCTCCCGAAGGGGAGGCAGTAGGAACCACTGGTTGCTGAGCAATTCTGATCTCTTGAAACCATAATTGAGCAATGATTAAAGTTGCCCCTTGTCTTGCTTCCCTGCGATAGTCAACATGAATAAGGTTGCAACTTTTATAAGTACCGTTCGGAGTAACCACGCTGCAAAGAGTCAAAGAGCTTAAAAGCTTTTCAATCGCTGCCAAAAACGCTTCCTTGCTCATTTTTCCATTACCGCTACACGATACTGTCACCCGACAATCAAAAGGCATAGCCACTTTGTTATAGCTTTGAAAACTACCTTCCTCAAGCGGATAAATAGGAATTTTGTATTCTTCTCGATATTCAAAATCGACAAAAGAATCGGGGGTTAAAAGAGCTGATCCGTTTTCGTCAACAATTCCCCAAGTTGTCCCAAATAAATTGAGAGGAAGAATCTCTCCGACAATAGTTAAGGCTGCAGCCACAAATTGAGAATTGTTGCTACGAGCTAAAGCGGGTACTCCGGGTAAAGCTGGGACATTAGGGTAAGGAATATTTGGCATTATCTATTTCCCTGTACGCCTAGATTAATCAAAGAATTATTTTGCAACGCACCACGCAAGCCATTAGCAACGCCATTGGCATCGGTAGCTTGAGTTTGTACGTTGATTGTGTTGATATTGGTTTGCACATTGCTTCCTGTATTTCCACCAGCACCAACTGGGGCAGTCGCTTTTGCCCCGACCATACCTTCGTGAGCAGACATTGCTTGCTGCACTGCAGAAAGCTCGCCCATGCTCAAAGGTTTATTTGGGTCAATGCCTGTTTTTTTGGCAACGTCAGCAATGTAAGCATTCGTATTGGCAGCTCCATTTTCTCCAGCAGGAGACCATTTGCTAACAATCTTAGAAATGGTATTGCTGCCACCTTTTGCATACCCCATGAGCAATGAAGCCATTGCGTCTTGACCTGTTTTTAGATCAGGAAAAATAGCAAAACGCCCATCGCTACCAGT